GATAACGCTGCATTTTGAGTTTGCGGTTCATTTGAGTTACCTACCGTCACTACCCAAACTGTAGCAGCTTACTTACATACTGTCAAGGGATAATTACCGGGATCAGAAGCGGGAGCTTGAACGGCTACTGGAGGGGGAGGCTCACAAGTAAAACCAAGGGGCCGGAACTGACAGCAGTTGAAGCCATGAAACTAAAGCCCAAAGAACTCCAGATCATCGTGTTAGCTGCTGACGGGCTGAATGCTTCGCAAATCGGCGAAGCGATGAAACTCACTCCTGGGACTGTAGGAGTCTACCGTTGGCGCGCGATAGAGAAGCTTGGTGCTGACAATCTCTACCACGCCATTGCGATCGCCTTCCGCCTCGGAATTCTGAAGTAAGTTACAAATCCGAAACTTGCCAGCCTCTACTTCCTAATCCATATTCCTCTTGAAGCCCCCAACATCTTGTATATGGAAACTGCGAATCTTCCTGCGCGAGCTCCGATTTCAGACGAAGAACTCTTTCAAAAGTACGGCAAATTCTGCGGATACATGGCCTGGCAATTCGTCAAGCGCTCAGGATCTTATGACGACGGCGAACGAAACGTAAGACTCGACACAGAGGACGCCGAAGACCTTGCCAGCGTAGCCACCTACCATCTTCTGCGAATTCCTCAGCGCTATCGCGATCAGCCGCCCTACATCAAGCGCGTGATCATCTCGAAGATCATCACAGCTTGGCACAAGCGGATAAAATGGAGCAAAGAATGTCAGCCGCCCCGCTTCGTTAAGCAATTTTCACAGGATAAGGGAATGGGGCGAAAGGGAGACGTTTTAGATTTGCAAACGGCATACGTGGATTATTTCGATCAACTCCCAGGTCGCGATGGCCTAGCAGAACACACACAAGTTTCCTTCGACTCAGCCGCAATCATCGCTCTCCTTCCGAAACTCCCCCAAGTCCAACGTATCGTCTTAGAACTTCATTTCGGTCTAAATGGTGCAAAGCCTTGCGGATCAGCGCGAATTGCTACGAAGCTCGCAAGAACGCGCTACTGGGTAGATGCTCGGCTCAATGCAGGCTTGCAGGAATTACGCTCCATGATCTCAGCCAAGCCACTCCCGCCAGCCGTTTTATAAAGTGCATGGCTACCTTGACAAAAAAACAGCGGATCTTTGTCAAGGAGTATCTCGTCGACTCAAACGCCACAAGAGCCGCAAGGGCAGCAGGTTACAGCAAATCGAGTGCCGATCAAATCGGTTCGCGTTTGTTGAAACATGTCAAGGTTGCTGCAGAACTTGACCGATTAACGACAAAACGCTGCGAAAAGCTCGAGATTACCGCTGATCGAGTGCTTGCAGAACTGGCAAGGTTGGCCTTCGTGGACCCCCGGAAGTTCTTCAACGCAGACGGCACAGCGAAGGACATCGCGGAACTGGACGACGACACGGCGCCGTCCTTGGCTGGTATCGAAGTTGATGAGATCTGGAAAGGCCGCGGCGAAGACCGCAAGAAGGTGGGCGAGACTAAGAAGTTCAAGATCGCCGACAAAGGCATCAACCTCGAGCGGCTGGGCAAGCACTTGAAGCTATTCACCGACAAAGTGGAGCATACGGCCGACGGTGAATCACCCATTCGCGTTCTCTGGATTGGAGAAAGAAAGAATGTCGAACAACGGCAATGATCGCACTGCAGACTCTCTGCACGGCTACCCGATCGACATGATCGGCAACCAGATCCGCAAAGGCGATCTAGTGACCCTAACCTTCCCGTCGTCAAGCGTAATCTGTCGCGTGGTCGGCGTGAGTCCGGTCTCACTCACGGACGGTATGGAGATCGAAGGCAATCTAGTTCTCGCCGTCCATCTCCCGCACCGCGGCGCCGTCCCGATGGCCTTGGTGATCAAAGAGCCAGAAGAGGCGAAGCTATCACAAGGCGGATCCGCGGCGGAGATCGAAGCCCTGGCCGCAGCTCAAAAGATCGTCAAGCAGTAACTGTGTCTTCGTGGCAAACCTCGGCTACTTCATCGATCGCCAGGGCAGACTAGGCAGAGATCCGCGGTTTACGGATCTGGTCGAGAACTGGCGCGCAGTCAATTCCATCAATACAAGCTATGAGTCAGAGCACCGGCCGGCGCCTGGGGCGCGCTGGTCTGTCTACGAGACGGATCCTGAAGGCCTGAAGCTTATCAAGGCTGAGATCTTCGCGCAGGATCGCTGGAAGGATGTCCACTTCCGCGAGATCTACTGCCCGCACATTACTTCGATCCGCTACTTTGAGTGTCCACGGAAGCATACGTTGCTATGGGGCAACCGCGGCGGCGGTAAGTCCGTAACGCTGCTGTGGAATGCAATCTTTACCGCAAATCTGATCCCCGGCTCGAGCTCGCTCACTATGCGGCGCGTGATACCCGAGCTTAAGAAAACCCTGATCTCGGAATTGCTGAAGATCCCCGAAGGCCTCCGCGGACGCTACAACGACAATGACAAAGTTTCGCGCGTCGTTATCGGCAGCAAGCGCTCCGAGATCTGGTTTGCCGGCGCTGAGAACGAGCAAGACGTTAGAAAGATGCTCTCGGGTAACTATGACCTGATCCAGTTCGACGAGTGGGCAGAGTGGCCTTTTAAGATGTGGGACTTCATCACCGGCTCGGCGCGCTCGACGTACTCGCAAGACATCATGGAGATGGCAGCTCGAGCGCGGATCGGCGGTGCTACGAATCCGATGGGGACCGGCGGAACAGCGCTGCAATTCCTCTTCGGCTGCGATCACGTCAAGCAGCAAGTTCCCGGCGAGGATCCAACACTCTACAACCCAGAGCAGTACGAAGCTATTCGCAGCGATATCGAAGATAATCCGGCGTTCAAGGCTGGCACCAAAGCCGGCGACGATTACCGGCAACTGTTGCTAGGGAAGAGCCGGCGGATTCAGGCGGCCTGGATCTATGCCCGCTGGGATAAGTTCGAAGGCCAGTATTTCGAGAACCTCAACGCCGAACTGATGACGTTGCGCCATGACACCTTTTTGCGGATGGTCTTGCGCCAGCATTGGGCGCCGCGCTGGATGTCGATCGACTGGGGCATGGAGCATCATGCGGTTTGCGGCTGGTGGGCGCTGGTGAAGTTCGGCCAGTATGAGATCCCCGTCACCTACAGAGCGTATATCTGCAAAGGCCTGGGTGAGACCGGATTCGCGCAAGAGCTCGTCGACCATACCGAATTGAACGAGCGAAAGAAGATCGAGAAGATTTACCTTTCGCCTGATTGCTTCGGTGACTCGAACCACTCGAGAGCCCGCAGGATGGGCAACGTCTTCGCCGAGAACGACATGCCGCGACCAGTGCCAGCCATGAACAAGCGCGAAGATGGCTGGTCTCTCATGGATGACCTGATGCGGGAAGTCCACGAGCACATTGAAGTTCTGCCCGACGTGTATCTCACGGTCTGCGGTTGGATGATTACCGACCAAAAAGTCGAACCGATTCCGGAGAAAGGCGAGTGGCCAACGATCATCGAATGCCTAGGGCAAGCCGTTCGCAACCCAAAGAAAGACGGTGACGTCATGGCTGAAGGCGACTCGCTCCATCTGGACGTGAACGACATGGCGCGCTATGGAATTGCTTCCCGAATCTCGCCGCGGCGGAAACCGTTGGAAGATCAGATCAGAGACAAGCTGGAAGGTCTGCCAGTTGAAGGGAATCAACGTTACATGGAGCACCTGAAGCTGTTGGCAAAAGATCGCAAAGGCGAGAATTCGGACGTGTTTTACCTGAAAGGGTTTCGAGGGAGACGACGATGAGATACGGATATTCAACAAAAGAACTGCAACCCCGACCGCCGAAAGAGACGATTGATCAGACGTTGCGGCGATGGCTGCGGAACTGGCTTGGGATCGACGCTGTTGAATCCGGCCTGTCCGCGAACGAAGCAGCATTACTCGAATTTAAGAAACTACTGAAAGACGCCCTAAACGCGGTTGCCGACACCCGCCAAGACCTGATCCAGCGTATGCAGGATCTCTCGCTCGAACTCGCCAAGCCCAAGCATGAGGCAGACGAGTCCGCAAAGCAGGAATCTCAAACTGTCGTGCCGGCCCACGTCCCCTTCAGTGTGCGTCGACGCCAGGCGGAAGGAAGCAAGCGGAACATGTCTGCCTACCTCGCTCCCGGCAAAAAACCGTCCGCATAGTTTTATAGAGTGTCATGGCACATGTGAACGGAAACCGTTATCGCTCGTTCGGCCAAGGTGCTCGCCGCGAGAAAGAAAAAGAGCAAGTCTCCACGGATAACAACAAGACCGAAGAAGGCGACAACGAAGCCTCGGACGCGCCCGGAATGAGCGGCCTTGAAGGCAAGATGACCGTGGGCAAACATCCGACTACTGGCAAATACCACGCCTACAGCCACGACGACAAGGAGACAACCAAACACGAAAACGTCTCCGAGATGCTCGATCACATGGGGGAACACTTCGGCAAGGATGAGGAAGAAGAAGGCGACTACAACGAGTCCGAAGAGTCGCAGGCAGGCGAAGAGGGAATGGGGTCACTGGACGGTTCTGTTAAATCACTTTTGGGGTAAATAAGAAAACCATGAAGCTACGAATTGCAATTCTTGCACCACTCATGCTTTGCGCTGCGCTCGCATTTGGGCAGGTGCTCCCTGGGCAGTCGCTCGGTGCCCCGAAGTTCTCCGCATCGTATGATGGCGGAGTTTACTACTCGCTCGGCTACCAGTATTCGACCTCTGTCTTCGCCGGCGGGCAGTCGACGAGCGGAACCTATTCGATCCAGCTCTTTAAGCCGTTCATCTCGACGCAAGACGGACGTTCGGTCTACATCTTTTCAGGCACAAACGGCGTTGCCATTCCGCCGATTACGATTGGCTCCCCCGGATCTTCGACACAGGAAACCGTAACGCCATCAGCATCTGCGAACTGCACTGGGCCAACGCCTCCAGGAGTCTTCTGCACCCTAACTGCAACCTTTGCCAACGGACACGGCCAAGGCGATCAGATCATTTCCGGCGATCAGGGTGTACTTGAAGCCATTGCGGATGCTTCACTGAACGGCGGCGGTATGGTCTGGTGGCAGATTGATTCCGGGCCACTGACGCTTTCTACCGGCTCGCAGAGCACTACCATCTCAGCAGCCAAGATTCCGATCCACTCGACAGTAGTGAATGCTGTCGGGCGTGTTACCACTACGATCACCGGTTGCGCGGGTGGATGGTCACTCGGTTACTCGACGGGTGTGGAATTCACGCCGGCGGATACCACGCTAACCGCAGGCAACACGACTGACACTCTGGCAACTCAGGCGAACCTTTACAACGTGTCATTCAACGTGGCGTCAACCAACCCCATCATCTTTTGCACGACTGGTGCGGCTACTGCGGGAGCGGTTCACGCGCGCATTCAAGGTTACAAGATGGCGCCTCCGGCCTTCTAAGCCAAACTTTCTTGAGGAGTTGAAAGCATGTCGAGTCACAACGAAGCGAAGTATCCGCAGGGCCATCCAGTAACCAGCACGAAATCGCCTGAGCCACTCCCGATGCACGTTGAGGCGACAGAGAAGGCAGCGGCCTACGAGAAGGCGATCCGCCTAAAGATGGCGACTGACGATCTGGCATGGCCTGAGGCGAAGAAAGCGGTTGACGAAGAGGCTGCACCGAAAGCAAAGGCCTCGATCAAAGTTCAGTAATGCCTTTTAAGTCGAAGGCGCAGCAAAGATTTCTCCATGCTCACCCTGAAAAGATTGGCGGGGCCAACAAACTGAAAGAGTGGGATGATTCGACCGATTTCTCATCCCTACCAAACAAAGTGGCGAAGCCAAAGAAATGGATGCAGGCCGAGAGTAAGCGCGAGGAGCACGCTGGGACCAAGGGCGTCTTCTCAGCAGCCGCCGCCAGTGCTGGAAAAAGTACGCAAGAGTACGCCGAAGAGAATAAGCACGCCAGTGGCAAGAAAGGGAAACGCGCCCGAATGGCCTTGATGTACATGGGTGCCAAGCACTAATGAGCCCAGCCTACGCACCCTCGACTGCCAGCCTTCCGATCACGCAAGTACGCCGCGGCGATCTTCCTGTACCTGTCTGGAACAACGAAAACCCGCTCACCGGGACAAAGAGTCAAGCTGTCAACATCCAAGTCTCGGGCGGCGTGAACGATGCGGCTGGCGGAAGTTATGTAAGCATTCGCGGCACGTTCTCTGCTGCACCTGGTGCGTTCACGATTCAGGTTCAGACCGCAGACCAAGATGTTGATGCGGCCTATGTCTCGGAGAACTTCGGCGGCGCCACTCCTGGAACCATCACCACGGTCAACGCCAACAATTCTTTCAGTGTGGAACTGATCCCCATTGCTGCCCGCTTTATTCGTCTGCTGATGGTGTTGCAGAACGCAAACGCAGTCAACCTGACGGCTACCATCTCAAGGGGGTAACGCTCGTTGCCCCAAATCACCAAACCAGAGAAGATCGACCCGACAAAAGGGATGCCGGAGTATACAGAGAAGTTCGCTGCCGGCGAAACCTCTGCAGCAGAAGGCAATACCGAGTGGGGCATCAACCGCGAACGAATCCCAACTCGTTATCAAGAAGAGTTTCGCTCAATGGCGCGCAAAGTCGCGATGCGCGATATGTTTGCCAGAATTGAGGAAGTAAAGAACTCAGCCGTACGCCGTTTTGCGTGGCGCAACATGCTGGATGTGGTTTTCAGCGAAGACCAGGCAGTATGGACGCAAATCGGTGCTCCGCAGGGTCCACAGCTCAAGCACCAGGAAGACACAGGCGACGAAGAACTCCACTACCCGTTCAATATCTTCCAGCAATTCGGACGAGAGCACATTGCGATCGTGGCCGAACCTTGGAAGATTCGCATGGAAGCCACAGACCCGAGCAGTCCTGATGCCTTGCGAGTGGCACAAGCCGCCGACGCCATGCGGGAGAACATAGAAGCCAAGAACGAACTTAAGCAGTTGCGTGTCGACGCCGCACGGCTGTCTTGGACTGATGGCAGGGTTTCACTCTACTCGCGCTGGGTCACAGACGGCGCGCGCTTTGGATACGAAGAGGAAGGACAGGAAGAGGAAACACCCGAAGGGGTTGGCGAAGGTGGCGATCCACCGAAGAAGAAGCCGCGCGAGCCCAAGGGTGGAGAACTGATCACGCCTTATGGAGTGTTGGAATGTAAAGTGCCGATCAACATGCGATCGAGTAGCGACTTCATGTGGAGGCAGCTCTCGTATGAGATCGATCTAACTTCCGCGAAATCTATGTACCCGTGGCTGGCCGATTCGCTGCAAGGCGGCGAGCCTGGACCTGGGGAATACAACTTTGATCGCACGACCCGCCTGGCTGTAACTCAGGGCATTCGACTGATCACCGAGAGCGGCGACACAACCAAGAGTTTGCCAACATGGCAGCGGACATGGTTCCGGCCGTCCTTCTTCGCAGAGATCGAAGACGATGACGTGCGCGGCTGGTTCCAAGATAACTATCCGAACGGCGGCATGGTCGCATTTGTCGGAGACACTTACTGCGAATCGCGCGACGAATCGATGGACGATCACTGGAAAGAGGTTCATCCGCTACCCGGCGACGGCCAGGCGACGCCGGCCTGCGGCGAAATCATCATGCCAGTCCAGTATGCCGTGCTCGATATGGTAGACCTCGCAATGGAAACCTTCATGAAGGGGATTCCGGCGATCTACTGCAACAAAGACATGGTGGATCTGCAGGCGATTTCGAAGCAGAAGGCGGGCCCAGGGGCACACTACTCTTCGAAGCAAGGACTTGAGCCTGATCAGAAGATGCAAGATAGTTTCTGGCCAGAGCCGATTCCTGAATTGTCGCAGTCGGCAATGGGGTTTCTCGAGCAGTTGTTTACGATCGTCCCGCAGTCGTTGACAGGACTTTCGTCTGCAGCGCTGGGCATGGCAAGCCCCGACAATCAGACCAAGGGCGGAATCCAGCTTCTTCAAGCAGCTTCGAAGGGTCAATCAGGTGTGGCTTGGGGCGCGTTTCGCGAGGGTTATGCGGGTTCAATGGCGCAATGTGTACGAATCGGCGCGTACTTCCGGGCGGCTGAAGCTGAGGACGGCAAGATCAAGCTAGGCAACGTGGAGATTGATCTCGAAGACCTCTTCCCTGGGAACTGGGCATGTAAGCCGGACGGTGACGAGAGCTATCCAAACACACATGCTGAACGGCATGAGGCAATCAAGGAACTAAAGGCCGACGTTGCGGCGATGCCAGCCTTGGGGCAAATGTTCTCAGCCCCAAAGAATCTTGCTCTCTTGAAAGATGACTACGGGCTAACGGATTACGAAGTAGAAGGCGCCTCATCCTACGAAAAGCAGATGTCAGAATTGCAACAGTTGCTCGCTGAGACGCCGGTACCGAACGTGCAAGCGAAGCAGGCTTATGCAACGGCTGTATTGCAGGCTGCGGCGACTGGTCAACCTCCGCCTCCCCCGCCTCCGCCTGAAGCTTTCTTGCAGTCTTCTATTCAGCCGGGGAAGTACGATCGTGACGAATTTGAACTTGCGGCCTTAGTGGACTGGTTCAACGATCCAGAGGGGATTCAAGCAGCGCGCGACAACCCCGAAGGCTACATGAACGCCGTGCTTCACGCCGATCTACACCAAGCGAAAGTCGATCAGAAGCAGGCGAAGCAGCAACAGGCCGCGCTACTGCCCCAGATCGCACTGGAAAAGGCGAAGCATGCGCCTGCTCCGCCGAAATCTCCGTCAGAGTCGATCCAGTTCAAGGACTTGGGGCCATCTGGACAGCTTCAACTCGGAAAGCAAGCTGGTCTTGATTTGACCGCAGACGTGGCGGCGCACATTACAGAGGACACCCTAGGCGGCGGTCAACCTCCCAAACCAGCCGCAAAGCCTCAGCCGCGCCCACAATAAGCCAAGTTTTATAAAGTGTCATGAACTTCCTTCGATCCTTCCTGCTCAATACGTTCTTTTTTGGCCCTTCTCTGTTCTTCGCATCCGGCGCTGCTCCCATTGGTGGGGGCGGTGGAGGAACAGAAGGGGGCGGCGGTGGGGCTGGTGCCGGAGAGGGCTCTGGCCCAATCGCTACATGGGGACCGCCGAAAACTGACGGAGGCGATAAAGGTGAAGGGGGCGAAGGTGCGGGCGAGGACCGAGCAAGCGTTCACGGAGATGACGGAGCAGGTTCGGAGGTTGATGATCTCGGGGATGAATTCAGCGGAGAAGACGACGAGACTGTTGGAGATAGCGAAGAGAGCACGCAGACTTTCAAGCAGTTCCTCGACTCGATCAAAACCGGCCTCACATCCGAAGATCCGAAAGCCGCGAAGACCGCCGAGAAGCAGTTAAAGAAAATCTACGGTGAAAATCAGCAGTTTCGTGAGGCGGGATTCGAAACGCCGGAAGAAGCACGCGAACTCACCGACCGTCTTGAAGCCATGGGTGGAATTGAGGGTATTGAGACCGAAACTGGAGAAGCCGCAACCCTCTGGAACATGCTCGGCGCGGGCGATCCAGCCATTCTCGACACGTTGCAGAAGGATCATGGCGAAGGCCTGGTCAAATTGTTCTCCCCCTACGTAGACCGCATGGCCCAAGTCGCGCCGGCGGTCTACGCGCACAAGTTTGCCCGCGTGTTCATGGCAACGATGAACGAAGCCTCAGCCGGTCAAATCTCGGCACTCGCTGCAATCAACCAGTTGATGAAAGTGGAAGGTGTACAGGACTCAGAAGCGTTCCAGCGCATTGCTGAAGTCATCAATCACATTGACGCCATCGCCAAAAAGGAGCCAACCGAGGCAATTGGCAGCGAAAAGCTCACAAAACGCGAGCGTGAACTGCAAGCAGAGAAGGCGGAACTCACAAAGCAGAAATTGGGCGGCCAGGCTGCGCCGCTTCTCAACGCTGGGGCGAAAAACGCGATTGCGACTCGCCTGAATGGGCAAAAACTGAGTCAGCAAGCGATGAAACAGGTGATTGCTTGGACTCACGCTGAGTTTGCCAAGCTTGCCGCGAAGGATGCGACCGCAAAACGCAATCGTGAAGCACTTTTAGAAGCTGGCGAGCATGACAAGTGGCTGCGCAACGTTAAAGCGATCTCAAAACGGCTGATGCCACTCGCTGCGAAGGCCGCACTGCGGCGTTATCGCGGAATTGCAGGGAATACTTCTACTGAAGCGGACAAACGCAAGGCAGAAGGCAGTTCCAGGCGTGAAGCAGGCGGCGGCGGCACTTCAGGCGGCACAATTCGGACGAACAAGGCGCCCGATCCAAAGATTGTTGACTGGGACCGCATGAAGATCGAAGCCAAGAAGAACGGCAAAGATGTAGAAGATATGTTCACGTTCGATCGAGCGTATTTCAAGAAAGGCGATCCGCGCCATCTGTATCGGTACTAATGAAATTCGAAGTTCTCAGACCGGATGGGATGCTTCGTGGCTACTTTGAGGGCTTCCACGATCAAGTTAATGGATTGATTTACGTAGAAACCCCCTTACCAGAAGGAACGGCCCGCGAAGATCTCCTAAGAGTCTGCGAATGGAACTCCCTGACGAGAAAAAGTAATCCCTGAGTTTTATAGAGTGTCACGTACCAAGGCACTGTGACGGGGACGGACACCCGTAGCTCTTGAGCTGAAACCGGATGATGCCGAGGGAAGTGGAGCAAATTTCCATTTTCTGAGTGAGGCGTCATCATGCGAATTCGTGGTTTTGAACGTTTCGATTCCCGCCCGATTGATCATTGCGTAGTTTTCGACCCTGCGGTAGTTACCGCGATTCTTTGTGCTGTCAACCCTGTCAACGCGGCGGCTTCGATCGGTGTTGAGCTTGAAGCAGTGCGCGATGCCGTCTGGCCACAATTCCAACAGGACGACACTTTCTATTCAATGGTGCCGGATAAGACGGATGAGATGGAAGTCTCTGACCGTCTGGCCCGCATTCCAATCCTCGTCTATCCCGGCTCGCAGTTCTCACAATTTGTGCCGGATGGTGCAGGACTTGGACCGGCAGGCGGCGAGAAGTACGACGATGGTGTAACCACTCCCGTCTACTTCGCGCAAGCCGTTGCAGTGACGAAGGAAGCTGAGTGGGCCACCAACAGCAAGAAGAAGTCGGTTGTCGATGTCTTCAAAGACTCTTTCAAGATCAACTTGCGGCAATTCCGTTCGAACGTCGAAGCTCTCATGGCGTCTTCGGACGGTTCCGGAACTCTAGGAACAGTTTCGAGCGCGGCCACTGCCGGCCAGTTGACCGTTAACGTGGCGAACAACTTTCAGGCCCAGAACACTTATCAGGTCTGGTCTGCCCTTGGCGGAGTGTTCCGCGGCACGATCACCGTGCTGACCGTCGACTCGGTAAACAACATTCTGTATCTGATTGCTGCGGCTCCTCCGGGAACGACTACCGGCGATCTTCTGATTGTCTCCGGTGCCCCGGCGGCGGCTGCAACTTCCTTGAACGGCATTCCTGCCATCAACTTCGGCTCGAATACCGGGCAGTTCTTCGGTATCCCTCGCGTGTCCTATCCGGGCATGTTGGTGACGCCGTACTACAACGCTTCCTCGGGCGGTCTGACTCCCCAAATCATTCAGATCCTCGAGTCCTACATGCAGCGCGCAACCGGCGTGAAGACGGAAGACCTGGACGAGATTGTTGCGCATGCCAACGTGGATCAGGTTTCAGCCTGGGAGTTGCTTGGACTCGTCACCACGACCAACGTAGCAACTGCTTTCGCTCCGCAGGACTATCAGAAAGGCGGAGACACTCGCGTCGACTACCTGAAGGCGAAGCGGATCAAGACTCTTGCAGGCCGCCAGCTCGTGACCAACATTCACGCACTGCCTGCCCGCGTCGACTTGCTCTGCTTGAAGTATTGGGGACGTGTGGTGCAGAAGCCTTGCGAGTTGTTCGACATCGACGGGATCACCGTTTTCCCCTTGTATGCGAATGATGGCAGCGTGGCTACGCAGCAAGCCTATTACTTTGTACACGGATTGCAACTTTTCACGAGCCGGGCGAGAAGCGGAGCCTATACCGATACGCTGGCCAAACCGACTGGTTTCTAATCCTGATACTCCGAAAGGAGGTTGGGGTTGGGTCAGAGCAAGATGCGCCCTGGTTAACAGCCAGGGCGTTTCTTATTTGGGTTTTATAAAGTGTCATGAACTGGGGCGCGTGGCTAACGCTCGGACTTGCAGCAGCTTTCGTAATCTTGTTCCTCTGGGGTTGGCACAGGATTCAAACCCTAGATTGTCCGCGATGCTACAGCTTGAACACACGTGACTTGGTGCAGAATGGGAAACCGGTGACGAAGTGCAGAGACTGCGGCTACGAGTGGGGCGACGTTGGCTAGATTGATCTACGCGCCCGCCTGGGCAACCGCGGGTCTTCGCAAGTTTCGAAGGACGCCTTACGGTGAGTGTGAATTCAGGGTGATCTGGGGTCCGTCAAAGATGCGGATCACGGGCGGATTGTGGGAAGACAATGGAAAAGTCGAATATCGGCTCATTCCCCAGTATGGAAATAATCCTCGATGGATCATGGAACGATGGCTTCCGCCGTCTATCTTCGGCTCGCCGCAAAGTTGGAATGATCAGACGCTCACTCCCGAAGGCTTGCTTGGACTCGGCCCATTTCCGCATCGTGGCCGGTTCGAACACCTCTCGACATTCGGGCTAAGTGACTCACGCGAACGCCCGATCAAAGGTTGGGCCGGATACGTTCCACTGGAGCCTGGAATGGTTGAATTAATGGCGCGGTTCTGCTGGATGGGCCGGACCATGACCTACGGAGAACTCAAGCGGGAGATGGAAGACGCGGCACTCGCGAAAGAAGCACAGCACGACAAGAACTTCGATGAAATGTGGGATGACAGGCAACTTACGAGACCCGGACTTAGTTTGGGAGCAGGTGGAGCGTTCAACAAGGAAGCTGCGATCGAGGATTACGCCAGAAAAATCGAACGCTCACACGCTTTTGTCGATGCTAGATGCTTTCGCCCGGGATTACATCAGCAGTGACGCTGTGAACTAGGTTCACAAGCACTTTACAGGATGGTCAGACATGCCAGAGATGGAAGGAACGTTTGTAGGGGTTGAAGCAATCGGGGGAATGAACGTTGCCCGCCGCCGTAGTTATCCCATGTCGTCATTTGAGAAGCGCGCGGTTGAGGAAGGCAGCAAGAAGCCTTTCTACATCTACAGCGTCAATCCAGTCCATGAGTGGCCTGTCCAGCATGGTCAATTGGGCACGATTCTGATCCAGAAATGCGCCAAGGGTAAACGGGTGTCGACGCCCACGATCATCCCCGGCGTGATTGCGAGGCAATATGACAAAGGGCTTGGTAAGAAGGAGTGGTACATAGAGGAAGGCATCGACATCGTTGAAGACATCCTTGGATGTTCGAAGCGGTATCCTTCACCGACGCCTGACAACAATCTGACGACTTTTGGAGTCTTCTATACTGACAAACCTTTCGAAGACCTTCCAGCCGCCGAGCAAGCCTCCCTGATTTCAGCCGCAACCCAGAAACTCATTGTCAAATTGCAGACCCTTGTGCTTTCTGCCGATCGTTTGCATTCCGAAGGTCATGGCAACTGGATCTCACAAGTTCATCGTGACGCGCTTGGAACATTGAACGACCTGAGTGGCGGGAAAGAAGAACGACCGTGGGCTCCGATCCGGTTGACTGCCGCACGCGTGGAATGCGGATTCTGTGGAGCCATGAACAAGCCCAACACGGCGAAGTGCGCGAACTGTCACGAAATCATCGATCAGGAGCTTTACAGGAAACTGAAGAAGCAACAAAAAGAGGAATAATTGCCAGCCGTTGGGACTACACCTTACGACCAGTGCGAGAACGTGTTGCAGCTCGCCCGTGCAATGGCGAACGACGCCGCGCTCTCGATTGCTGGCAACGTCCTTTCTGACACGCAGCCTTACGTCTTTATTTTGCTTGACGGAGCCTTCCGCGCGCTTCGCAAAATGCTTACATCGGAAGGTGTGAGCACCTTTTCAAAGACCGTCATCGTTCAAGGTCTAACCCCAGTGGCGGCTCCTGGGGGAATTGTCGATCCAACCATTCAGGTGCAACTTTCCTACACCGGATACTATGATGGCGTTCTGAATCATGGCAACCCGACACTTCCTCCTGATCTTCTTGAGCCTCTGGAACTATGGGAGCGCCAGAACGGCACACAGAACAAATGGAACCCGCTGCGTCCGGCTTCCGATTCGATCAACACCAGCAGCCAAGGAACGACGTTTGGAGAGTGGTTATGGGAAACCGACATCCTCTTCCTACCAGGCGCAACCCTAACGAACGACATCAAGATCAAGTATCTCTACAAAATGGCGATGCTGACTGCTCCGAATCAGCCTGTACCCATCAAAGACTGCATGGAAGCGCTTGCCGCCCTATTTGTCGCTTTCGCTGCTCGGTCTCGCGGTGGATCAGCAGTTGCCGCGGACTACGAAGCCCAAGCACGCATCTTCGTCAAAGGTATGGTCAACCCAACCGCGCGCCGTGAAGGTTACGCCAACTTCCAGAGAAAACCCTTTCGCTCTCATGGCGGGCGCGGTCACCGTCGCTAAGTTTTATAGAGTGTCATGAAATCGACACTTTTGGTGTGCCTGATCGTCTTCCTATCAATCTTTTGCCTTGGGCAAGGATCTGTTTCCACAGGTGCGCCTGTAGTCGTCAACGGGCTCGGTCAACCGCTTTCCGGTGCCTCAGTCGCGATCTGCACCAGCAACCCTGGGACCACAGCGCCGCCGTGCTCAAGTCTTGCGCTTACCTATACCGACATCACGCTTGGACACGCTTGTACTGGCACAGCCGGCACACAGCCGCTCAATAATCAACTGAATGCGACCGTCGGCACGGGCTGCTCGAATCCTGGGCTTACGGATGGGCTGGGCAACGCCGCCGCTTTTTCGTCAGCCGGGACTTACTGGTGTCAATACTACGGGCCGACCATCACAACGAGCGTAGTGCCGTGCATCTTCCCGGCTTCCGGAACGGGTACAGCCGCCGGCAATACAGGGCAGAAACAGGTTAAAAACCAAGCCGGTTCATTTGGTGCGGAAGCCGATTATGCCGTAGATCAGCTTACGGGCGCCACTTTCGACGCAAAAGTTGCGACTTGTGTCGCGAATCTCGGAGGCCTCGCCGGAACCTGCGATGCTACCGGCTTCACTAGCACACAAACCATCAGCGCCACGGTGATCGTGCCGGCCAATACGACCCTAAAACTCGCGCCCGTTGTCCACACCTGCAACGTAGCGGGGGCGCCTTGCATTAAACTCACCGGCCAAGGCGCGAAAGTCATCGGCACAAATATCGGCTCGACGATTTCGAGTACATCACCAAGCACAGCGACCGGATCGATCATTCGCATGGGCACGATCAACTCGTCTACCGATGGGATCGCCATCCAGACCACGGCGGCTAGCGGCAGTTTCACGGGTTACGAAGTCGGATTTGTTACGGTTGATTTCAATAATGCGGCGAGCAACACCGGCCGTCACTGCCTCGTTGGCTATTCCTTTTCACACTCCGAGATTCACAACTTGCAGTGTTACAACGCGGGCGTCAACGGCTTAGAGTTTGAGACGACGGCGGGTGGCTGGGGATACGACAATCATCTCCGTGATATTACCGTTTTTGCGGCCGGGAATACCGCTTTCAACTGGACGACTGTACCCGGTTCGGGTGCATCCGATTTTGATCGCTGGTATTGTGATCGCTGCAAAGCTGTACCCACATCTTCCGATGGCAGTTTTCACAGCGTCAATTCTTTCGCGCTCAACACCGGCACAGGTACACAGCAGACCATCGCCGATTTCTTTTTTACGAATCTGCAGACTTATGGTGTGGCTGTTGGCGGAAATGCCGGCTTCTATTTGAATCAGACCGGGACCGGAAACCCGCCTTACATCGAGAACATTTACGTTCACGGCGAGATTGAGCAGCAGACTGGATGCGGATGCGGAACTGCGGTAAAAGTATCCAATGCCGGCGCGGCGAACAGTGTCGGCTACATCAGTCTGGACATCATCAATCAAGATACGGGGTTTTGGTTCGCGCAAAACAATTTCACTCCGACGAATATCGTCGGTTGGCGAATTCACTTTCAGCAGCAAGGCATCATTTTCCCGCCTACGACCGTGCCGGTTGCGACTACAGCTTTCCCGTATCAGGGCCTCGTCTGGAATAGTTCGACTGGAAATTACGAATGGATACTCACACCCGATGGCATCGTTCATCTGATGCGTACAGACGTGGGGCCGATCGATTGGTTAGATTTCGATCAGTCCAACGAACGCCTTCTTGCCAAAGACAATGTAAGTTACATCGGAACACCTGGCAACATTTTCAAGTCAATGAGTGCCTACCAATTTATCTCCCCGACATCTGTGGCCTTCGCATCGCTGCCAGCCGCCGCAGCCGGAGCACAACAATATTGCAGCGATTGCCAGCCGACGGCCAACACTTGCACAGCCGCAAGCGCGGCGAACTGCGTTTGCAAGGGCGCTGGAAGCGGCATGTGGGCGAAAGCCGAGAACTTCATGGGCAATGGTTTGAACTGGTATTGCCACTAAAGATCATATGGCCCAAAACGCAAAAGATTCTTTCAGTAAGGCTCTGACGCTCTTCTCGTCGCTTTATCAAGATATGTCGCCGGCGGATCTGCCGGAAGGGCTTAGTCCCGACAATCAGGATCAATGGCCGTTGCCGGGATCGACTGGTACACGGCCAGGTCTGCAGCGCTTGCTCGGCGCCGCATTTCCGAACTTGCCAGCGATCATGTCAGTCGCCGACTTCTCGGCACCGAGTGGCGATTTCTGGATGATGAGCCTGGATTCGCTCGGAGTGCAGCGCTGGACAGGAGTTTTAGGGCAGGCACCAGCACAAATCAACGTCCTTCCCGGTGTGCAATGCAAAGCCGAAAGCGCGTTCGATAAACAGTGGTTCGCTTACTATAGTTCGCTCATTGCGAGCCAGCAAGCAGGGACCTCTTTTTCTGACGATTACTTCGTGGGTGTAGATGTTCCGCGTTACGTTGATGGGTTGACGGGCATCACGTACCGAGTGACGAGCGATGCGCCCGGCGCAAATCCGATCGTGCTGGCGGACATTGCTCCGACCGTACGCATCACGAGCATCAACAATCCGACCGGGGCGGTCATAGTCGCATCTCCAAATGGTGCAACCGAATCTGGTTCGATCGTCACCATCCAAACGACGACGCCGCACGGCCTACACGCGGGCGATTTTGTCTCGATCGTGGGTGTCGGAGTGGCTGGCTATAACAACCCAGTTCCGTCGCCTTGGCAAGTTATTGCTACGCCCTCGCCGACCGTTTTCACCTACGCCATTTCGGTGACTGGACTAGCTCCGAGCGGCGGCGGTTCCGCGATCGGTTGTCTCACGCAATTGTTTACGAGTACGCCACACGGTCTCAATCAAGGCGATGCATTCACCGTTGCAGGCACGGCCAATTATGACAATGCGCCGGCGAATCCAGTCAATCCGCCGTTTTGGACTGTTTTCCAAGTTATCTCGCCTACTGAGATCAGTTTAATCGGAATTGGAAGCTCTGGAACTGGCCCCGGAACGCTCACAGTCGGCGGCTTGAGTGTTGCAGGGCCGCGGAATTGCGTGCTGCTCTTTGTCATCAATGGCGAGATCACCGGGCCATCGGTGCCGATACAGTTTACTTCGGCAGGCCAACGGCAGTTTCAGGCGACCAGCGTGCCGCTTGGGCCACCGGGTTGCACTCAGCGAATTCTTGCCTTCACGCAAGCCTACGGGTCAACGTACTTCTATTTGAAAGCGGCCAAGATCCCGGGAATCGGCGGGCTACCCTCGCAAACTTCGCTGGGCACGATCATCAATGACAACGTAAGCACTTCGATCTTGCTCGACTTTAGCGATGCGCAACTCGCAACCGGAGTGAACATCAGCGCACCAGGCAACGATCTTTTCAATCAGATCGTGCTCGCGCCTTGCCTTGGAGTAATCGAATATCAGCAGCGCCTTTTCTGGTGGGGTGAGATAAATAACATCAAGAACCTGCAAAACTGCGGGTTTGAGGGCGGCTATGTGGCCCCGCTCGCTTCCGCAATTCCGCTTGGTTGGTCGGCGGTAGGCTCAACCGGGGGAACCGCTGGACTGGTACAGAGCACGATGCTTGCGACCGGACTCGCCTACAGCATGCAGAGTGCCGGCGGTCTTTACGACTGCATGATCTCGCAGCCGGCGCAGCAGGACTACTACGGCGGCCCGATCTTTCAGCCTTCGCTCGCCTATCTGACGCGAATCGCCGTCTCGACACGCGTCGCACTCACTCAGGGAGAACTGGTATGTGATCTGTACTCGCCGAGCTTGAATCAGATTTTGGCGGTCTCAAGCCGACCTGCTGCAGGAATCCCGGTCACGCCGAATATTTATGCCTGGATCACGATGCCGATGTCAAATGCGATGCCGGCCGTCGTACCTTCCGACCTGATTGTGAGGATCTATCTACAGGGCATCGACTTCGGGAAAACCATCCTGATTGATGAAGTCGAATTCATCAACGCAAACCAGCCGGTGCTGAATAATCAGATGCGTGCCAGCTACGTCGGCAACCCTTTCGGCTATGACGAGATCACAGGGATCATAGGACTCGACAGTGATGACAGCATTACGGCCTGCTTTAAACAGCGCGACTATCTTTACCCGCTGACCAATAAAGGCCGATGGATTACGCAAAACAATGGAACGACTGAGCCTTATCTGTGGCCGATTTCACTGCAAGAGGAGGATTGCGGGTGTGCTGGTCCGAATGCCGTGACCGTGACCGAAGGCGTTGCTTTCTGGGCAGGTCGGCAGGGTCGGCGCGTGTTTACCGGCGGTTCACAATCAAAACTAGTTTCACTCGAAGTCAAGGGCTACTGGGATCAAATCAATTGGGCCAGCGAATTGTTTGTCTGGGTCGCAACGGACACGATCGAACGCATGGTGCATTTCGGTGTACCGATCGGCCCGAATGCGATCACGCCAACCGCCGACATCCCCCTAAGCTATCGGGCCGTCGATGCAGTTTACAACGTGCCAGATCCGATCCGGCAATCCTTCCGCGGCAACATGATCGCGCTTGAGCTCTGCCGTAAATCGACCGTCTGGTTTCGCGCCTTGAACTGTGGAGCGATGATCACGCGGCAGCTTCCCCCGGGCAATGCAGGCACAGGAATTGCCTCGCTTTTTGTTCTCGGCGGCGGCAATGGGCTCGCGCCGGGTGTGGGGCAGACTTTCGGCAATCTCTATTGGCTCAACGTCAACCGTTTCAGCGATGACGATTATGGAGTGATCGGCAACGGGACGGGAAATTACTACATTACTTTTGGCTGGTGGACGCATGACACTGAAGAGGCAATTCAGCAACTCGGCAGCTATCGCAAACTCTATGGCTACTGCGGCGTCTACATTACAGGGATTGGGCTGGTGACGATCACGCCATACGTTGACGATCTCAATCACCCATTCATTCCGACCGGTGCCACGTTCAATGCGGCCTTGGGGTACTGGGTGCCGAACGTAACGCCGAATCCCCTGCCAAGCTACCAGTTGAGTCAATCGATCGATCACGATCTTGAGTGGGCCTTAAATATTACTGGGAACCGCGTGTTCTTCAAGGTGCAGGTACAACCGCTGCCGGGGCAAAAGGATGCTGCTTTTAAACTCCAGCACATGATTGTCAGTGGACGCCTTGAGCAGGTCTTCCCGGTGAGAGGAGCGGTGCTCTGATGTCAGTTCCGCAGGTAAAACAGCTTCCCTACATAAAGTCGGCTGACTATCGGATCGGCGAAGCTTTTGACGATCTTATTCGCGCGCACGACAACACTTCGAAAAATCTTCAAAATGATCCAAATGGCGCGAACGTAACTCCGCCGGCGATCGGTTCGATTCAAACCAGCACCGGATCACAGACATTCACAACTAGCGGCGCAGCAACCGTGCAAGTGGGCGGGGGCGTGCATGTCGCGATTACGGACAACGGTCAGATCGGGCGGGCGGTAAATTACTTCGTTGAGTATGACGTCACGCCGAATTTCCTGAATCCTTGGGTTGAGCACCTTGGCGCGAGTCGAAACAAGATGATCTCGCTTCCGAATGGAACCTACTACATGCGGGCCTACTCGCAATATCCCGCCGGCGGGCCGCCATCGACGCCGATCACAGCGCCCGCTCCCGTGGTGATCACCAACTCGCCATTCCCGGCTCTCTTACCGTCGCAAGCTTCTGGAACTGGCAAGCCTTCAACGGGCGGAGGGCACGGCGCTGGAAAGGTAATCTCCCGCTAGTTTTATAGAGTGTCCGTGATTCGCCCCTTCAAACCCGAGGACTTGCCACAAGTGCGCCAGATTCACCAGCGCGCGGGTTACGATTTCGAACTCCCCGAGAACATGGTCGATGCCTACGTCATGGAAGATGAGGGCCGAATTGTCGCCTTGGCTGGGGCCGAGATTTGCGCGCACGTCTTTATGGTCATTGATCCGACTTGGGGCAGTCCGCACCGACGCATGGAACTAATCGAGTCGTTTCACTGGCCGATTTCGGCAGATCTGCTGAAGCGTGGAATTCAGCGCGCGGTGATCTGGTGCGAGCCGCGTTACAAGAGTTTTGTGCGGCGCATGCGCTGGCTCGGTTGGGCGTTGCATGTGTGGCCGTGTATGACCATTTCTCAGGCCGAAGTAGCAAAGCGGCTCGGAAAGAGGGTCGCGTAAATGTTTGGCAGCGGCAAGGGGCAGGAAAAGCAAAACGCTTCCACGGGTGCGAACTGGGGCGGCCAACTCAGCACTGAATCCGGGCAAACGCTCGGCGAAGTGCAGCCGTTCCTTCAGAATGAACTGATAAGCCCGACCGGCTTCGGGCAGCCGACGGTTAATCAGATGAAAACCACTGCCGGCGAGTCGGCCGCGGCTGGGGTAGGCTCGGCTGCTGAACAGGCAAGACTCAATGCTTCGCGCACCGGCAACACGGCGGCAACTCCTGGAATCATCGACGCGGCAACTCGGGCAGCGCAAGCAGGCGAAACCACGGCCGCGAATAACGTCGACGTACAGAATGCGCTTTTAAAGAATGCGCAGTCTCAGGCTGGTGCCAGCGGACTTGAAAGCATCTACGGCAAGCAACTCGGTGCTTCGCTGCAGTCGCTCGGACTGTCGAATCAGGCTGCAGGACAGCAGACGCAGGCGAGCACGGCAGGCGTGGGAGATGTACTCGGGATTCTCGGGGCGGCTGGGGGTCTTGGGACTGCTGGCGCAAACGCTTACAGCACGGTTGAGAACGCATAAATGGCTGACGAAGACGTTCCTATTGTCGCAGCAGATGAAGATCAGCTTGCCAAACGCAGGCCGATTCTACCTGTGCGTCCAACTCCTGACGAAGCCCCTCCAGCGATCGATCTAGGACGGCAATCGGGTACTGCTCCGATCCTGCCTGCAGTCCAGACGGCGCGTCCTGTCCTTGTCGGCCATTCGGGGCAAGCCGTTCCGGTTGGCCGACATGCCGCTATTCCAGGGTACGTGAATCCAGACACAAACGGCGAACCAGGCCTATTCAATCCTCCGCATGAAGTGGGTGTGGCGCAACTCGCAAGCAAAGCAGAGAACATTCACAACCCATTCCTGAGGGCACTGGCGAAAGTCGGCGCAGTCGGAGCTCGAGCAGCGGATACCGTAGGAACAATTCTGACTCCCGGCATAGATGCAGCCATTCCCGGCACAACCATGAATCAGGCGGTAAAAATCGGCGGGCAACGAAAGGAAGAGACTCGCCAAGCAAAGCTTGGACTGGAAAAGGCGCAGACCGCCGACGTTGAGGCACAAGAGGAAGAACGGCGCAACGCCCAGCCGAAGACTCCAGCTGAGGAGCAGGCATTCGCAAGTCTTTTGACGCAGGTAAATCCCACAACCCAGAAGCCTTACACGCCGATGGAAGCATTTCAATCGGTGAAGCAAGCGGGACAGGATGTGAAACCAACGCCTCGCGCCGAGCAACCGGTTACGGCCGATGAAGCGAACACGATCAACGCCGAGCGCGCGCAACAGTGGCATGTCCTACATCCCAACGCGGAACTTCCAGCCTCGTATATGTCAAAGGCTGGTGACACGCGGGATGTTGTCAAAGAGGCGGATGAACGATTCGGGCGGCTGGGCGGAGCGGAAGGAACGGCGGTTACCCGAGAAGCGACGGAAGCGCAGCGAAAAATAACAAATCAACAGCATGCGGACTCCGAAGCCGACCGCAAAGCGCAACGGGACCAGGCCGAGGCTGATCGGAAAGCGGGCAAAGACACTGCACTCAAAGAGAAGGTCCTGACTTATTGGCAGCCGACTCTTGACTCAGCAGAGCGCGTCAATGTGATGGCGAAGAACTACCGCGAAGGTGTGGACAATCACAACCAGCAAGCAATGCTGTCTCTTTTGGCGAACCATCTGGGCATGACGATGGGTCTGCAGAAGGGCGCGCGGATGAACAAAGACATTATCCAAGAGGCTCAAAAGTCCCAGCCGTGGCTCGCGAGCATGAAAGCCAAATTTGACAAAGACGGCTATCTCTCTGGCGTGACGCTCGGGCCCGAGCAGATGAAGCAAATGCTAGATCTAGGATTTGAGCGCTACCGCGAAGACGTGAAGAAATCGCGGGCCATGTCTGGGTACATCGGAGTTACCGACGAACCGCCGCGACACATCAGCAAAGAGGCCGCTCGCTACTATGCTGAAGGCGCGGGTGGAGACGCTGGAAAAGCGCGGGCGATGGCAACCGAGGACGGGTGGACATTTTAGATGACAGACCAAGATATTCGCAGGATCAAGGCGGATTGCCTGTTGGCTATTCGGGAGACAGAACAGCAACTCGCGATGGTGAGAAAGGCGATTACCATCGTTGCGGATACATTGGGGAGGCTGGCGAAGCGACTTTCTACCTTCCACGACTTCTCGCCGCTTTCCGCTGAGGAGTTAAAAGCGCTTGATGGCGTTCGTCTTACCGCCTTGCTTCAAGAGCAGAAGGATGTAGCTGAGAAACTGGAGCAGTTATCCAAAGAACGTCACGAACTCGGAATCTAAATGGCTGATGTATTCGATGAAGTTGCGAAAGATGTACCCAAGACGGCGCCCGCACAAGCAGCGAAGCCTGAAGGGGATATTTTCGATCAGATCGCGAAAGAACAAAGTAAGCCTGGATACAAGGGTGAAACTACTTCCACGGGCATTGCTGCTCCACAGGGAACTGCGTCTGGTAGCGGTAGAAGCATTCTAAGAGGTATCGCTGAAGGAGCGGCCAATACAACCGGCGGATTGCTCTCCACAACCGCGCGCGCTATCCATCACATTCCTGTCATCGGAGAAACATTAGCACCGGAAGTCGGCATTCGGGCCATCGAAGCCCGGACGGCGGAGCGTTCCAAACCAGCGAACACGGCGGAAGCGATCGGAAAGGGTGCTGAACAGGGCGCGGAATTCCTGATTCCGGGCGGGGCAGAAGAAAAGATGGGTATTCTCGCAGGGAAAGCTCTGCCTGGTGCTGCGAAGCTGGCCGTTCCGATTGCGCGCGCTGCAACTTCAGCTCTGACGACTGGAGCGCTTAACAAGGTGCAGGGCGGAGACTTTGGGACTGGTGCGACAGTCGGTGGCGTCGGAGGAATTCTCGGCGAAGCTGGTAGAGCGGTTGCGCCAAAGATAGCTGAGAGCGCGATCCGCATCCCAGCCAAAGAAAAGGGATTCGATCGAGCCATCGGAGAATCGGTCCTTGAGAATACGCGCGGCATTCGGCCCGCGACGATAGCGAAACAGGCTGGCGAGAAATCTAGAGCGCTCACAGGAACACTTGAGGCAAACGCCAAGGCTGCTACGGGACAAGCTTCGATGACTCCAGCGATCAGTGTTATCGATGATGAGATCGCCAAAGCCACCAAACGCAATAGTGGTACTGTGATCGGCCAGCTGAACAGCCTGAAAGATCAGCTCACGAAGCGTGTTGGAACTGGGGCACCAATCCCAGCGAATGTCAGTGCGGAAGAGATCCTTAACCTGAAGCGCGGCATAAATGATCTGATCAGCAGTTGGACGAGCGAACAAAAAGCCGGAATCCGCCCAGTGATCAAGCGCGTTTACAGCGCCCTAGACAAAGAACTTGACCGTGTTGTGCCAGCATCGGAAGGGCTGAATCGCCAGATTTCAAGTCTTATTCCAGCATCGAAAGCAGCAGCTAAGACCGCAAACGCACCGGGCATTATTAGATCCATCATGCGCCCTACAGGTGTTGCGACGGCTAGAACGTTGATCGGCGCTGGGGCTGGATATAGGCACGGCGGTGCTGACGAGGCTGTACTCGGTGGACTCCTCGGGATGCTAGGACCGGAAATTGCATTTTCGCCCGAGGGACAGATGCTGGGTGCGCGATTGGCGAACAGCCGAATCCCGGTAAGCATCTTGAAAGCTGCCACACTGCAAGGGAAGAAAGCTATCGAAACAGGGGAATCAGAAGAAAAACCGTGAAAATTACGCAGATCCAGAACGCTTTTGATGTAAAGACGGCGGTAACGCTCCGCTCATAGTAACCCTCGCCCAGCGCGCAGAAAGCAGCGAGAAGCGCAAAACCTCCCAGCAACATCTCCATAACTCTCGCACTCTACCCCTGCCCTTCAACCTTGTCAACTCCAGAGTTTTATAGAGTGTCTGCCCCTGTGACTGACGGGGCGAAGCTCTGAAAGGAATCCAAGAATGGCAAATGATAGTCACAGCATCCCAGGCGGCGGCGATTCACTCGCGAGAGGCGCTCCCAAGGTAACGTTCCCCGGATTATCGAAGTGCCCTCCGAACTGTGAGTGTGCGAGCTGCAGGCCGGACATGCACTTCGTAGCGCCCGAAGAAGCCGAGGCAATTCCCTCCGTTGTCGACAATTCGGCCATTTTTGCGGCCAAGAAGCCTTCAATCATCTACCGGGGCACACCCTTAAACGACCGCATTCTGATCAAGCGGGTTGAGCGGGAATCCGGATCATCCATGCTGGTCATTCCAGACAGCGCGCGCGGAAAGTCGGACATGGGCATTGTGGTTAGTGTCTCGCCCTTCTCCCAGCTCGGACTTCTGCCCAACATGCTGATCCTCTTCGATAAATTCGCGGCAGTCGGCCAGGAGATTGAACTTGTCGACGAGCAGGGGATTTCTTCCGAGCACTTACTGGTGCAGGAGTGCGATGTTTTGCTGGTTCTCGAAGCCTACAAACCTCAGCAGGAGCAAGGGAATTGCGTTCAGTAAAGCTCATTGTTGTGCTGTTTTGCCTGAGTGTTTTTGCGTTCGGGCAGAGTGGCAACAATCAGAACAATCTGCCGTCCGGGGGGCCGATTCCGTTTGCAGGCGTCCCTTCGGGTAGTTGTTCTGCGACCCAGACCGCCGTCAATACGACCAATGGCGCACTTTACACCTGCAACGCTGGAAGCTGGCAGTTAGCCACGGGCTCAACCGCTCTCTCTGGAATTACGGGCGGCACGCAAGGCCAACCGATAACCGGAACATCTGGGGGCGGCGTTGGTTCCAGCCCGATCTTTCTCGACATTTCGAAACTCTCCGGGGCCGACTTCTGTCTCCAAACACAATCTGCACTAGGACAGACAACGACCTTGGTCTATCAAGGCGGCGGCTCAAGCGGTGCCACTGTGCCCTGCTCTGTAAATCCATTCGCTACCTTCCAAGGTGGATTGCTACAACTTCCATCGAGTCAGATTCTCGCGCAGACTTTATGGTCATGGGGAAACGGGAACGGGTTAGATATTAGCGGTACTGGTCGCGGCCCCTCGCCCGCGAGTAACACAGGCGCTCAGTACAACACCGTAATTGTCAGTTGCCACGGGCAGACCGGATGCAACAGCAATTCCGTAGCGCCGACTGGCTACCAGAGCACCGGAAACCCGGCCGGAACCTACACCAATCAAGCTCTCTTCCAGGAAGGCAGTTATCCTGCGGTTGGATTTTTCGGTTCTCAGATTACTCACGCCGTCCTCGACAACCAGGGCACTCCCGGCCTGATGACCTTCTGGGATCTGAACGGCCAAGAACAATCCGGCACGTCCTACATGATCTTTGAAGGCGCAGGTCCTTACATGCCGAATGTGGAGTTCGGCGGATGGGATACGACCGGGAACTATGGCGGCGGTTTCTTTATCGGCCACTACACTCCGGGGATTCAGAACGGGGTCAACCTCTGGAATTATGAAACGTCCTACCCTGGCACCAAGACGATTCAGGGCGCACAGGTCACGGCGGTAGGCGCGAGTGTAACCACTTGTTCCGTTGCGAATGCTCCCGCAGTCACCGGCAACATCAACGCAACGTGCAAAGCGATCACCGATGCAAATGGCGCGCTTCTGTTTGTGGACATCACAAATCCCGGCTACGGGTATACATCCGTCCCTGCGATCACTCTAAATGGCAGCGCGACGGCGACTGCAATTCCGGGCGGCGAAGGATGCGGCGGCGGATTGCACGGCATCGCTGCGACCGGGATCACAGTTACTCAGCCGGAGAACGATAACCGCGATCCATCCAATCCGAATATCTTAGGCCAGGCTACCGTGACCCTCGCGGCGGCGCCCCCCTTCACCATCTACCCGAACATGACGTTTCGGCTCGATGGATTCGCGGCGGGCGCAACGCACGGAACCGTTTTCACGAATACATCGGCCTACGACGCAAATATTATTCTGACGGTCGCGGCGAACCAGCTTTCATTTACCTACCTCCAACCGACTCCTCCAGCAATGGCCTCCGCCGACTCGACCGGTGCTGGGACTATCACATTCGTCACGGTGCCGATGGTCTTCCTAAGCGGCGCAGACGCCTCGAACCGGGGTTTCGGCAACGGCACGATCAACATCAATAATGGCTGTGGGAACGTCGGCACGAACAACATCAAAACGTATACGGGCTCCGCCGTCGCGGTCTCTGGCGGCGTTGCGACCTACACCATCTCCTCGGACACAGGCGCGGCCAGCAATGCCCTGGCTGGTATTCCGTTCGTCGTTACCGGGTTTTCGAACGTCGGCAACAATACCGCGCAGAACACACAGACGTTCATTGCAACTGGTTCGACGGCGACCACGATCACGTTCACTGCGACTTCTCAGGCGGCGGAGACCCACGCCGGGACCCTGACAATAGCCTCCTTGGTCAACAATGGCGAAGCGCAGATCGGAACCGAGGTTTCTACAGGCCAAACGGAGCAAGTCGGGGATCACATCGAAGGAGCAGTTGTCGGAAACGGTGTCGGAGAAATGGGGCCCAGTCAGGGCTACATTAGTTTCGGCAACAATCCAGCGAACATCATCAACAGCGCGGCCCATCTCAGCGCACGCTATGGTATCCCGCTGTCCGCAGTCTTCATCAACGAATGCTCGGGCGGAAACTCTGGCGTCCAAGGCAACATGAAGCTGCTGACCGATGATGGAAACTTTAATATCCTCCATCGCGCCAACGGTCGCTGCATCCCGTTCTACGCTACCGATACCTCAAACGCTGCGGGCGGCGTCTTTACCCTGTCGAATCCGAATTCGGGCGCAGACGTCGTGAACGGCGTTTCGGTCTATGCGGGCTCGATCGACATTTGGAAGGGAACTAGCGTTGGCAACGGCGTGAATATGTTCCACGCGGATTACTCGACCGGCGCCGTGAAACCGACGCTCTACCAGAGCCAAACAAACTGCGCGGTCAACTCTGCCTCGCCTGCGGTCTGCGGTTCTGCTCCGACCGGGGCCTTCGTCGTGCCGACCACGACTGCTGCCTACACGGTGAATACAACGGCGGCGACGACTACAAGCCGAATCTTTCTCCAACCGCTCTCCTTCGCCTCGAACTTGCCTTCATCTCCGACGTGTGTGACTCCGGCCGTGACTTCCGTTGTCACCGTCTCAGCCATCTCTAACGGGGTGTCCTTCTCGATCGCACTCCCGTCTACGACGGGGCAAACTTGCTGGCAATACTGGATCGTCAATTGAGGATCTCCATGCGAAAAACTCTCTTTGTCTTTTTCTTGCTCACGGTCGCAGCCTTCGCCAACAATCCAGGCAAACACAGTGTCGCACTCTCCTGGACGGCTTCGACCACGACCGGAGTCACCTATAACCTCTATCGCGGATCAGCTGCGGGCGTCTGCAGCGGCACCCCGACACCCTACGCGACCGGCATCACTTCAACCACGTTCACGGACACCGCGAACCTCACGGACGGGCAGACGATTTATTACAACGTCTCTGCCGTGAAAGGGGGTGCTGAGAGTGCTTGCGACGGAGAGTTGCAAGTGCTGATACCTGTTTTACCTGCACCACCATCGGGTCTTAGTGGAACAGCCCAGTAATGGAAACACATGGGTCATCATTCGCTCACCTTGACCGATAAAGAATTGCTGATCACGCGCCTGGTGACAGCAGGATTGAAGAATCGGGACATTGCAAAAGCAATCGGCAACACAGAGGACACGCTGAAGAACTACTTGCGGCGGATCTTCGATAAGACGGGCATGGACACGCGGTTGCAGTTGGCTTTGTGGTATCTCGCACACCGGGAGACTTTGTAAATGGGCATCTCTCTTAACGTCGCAACGCTGATCGTGCAAGCACTGGTCGCGGTCTACGTGTACGGGCGTTTAACCGAGAGAGTCAAGACGCTCGATGACCGAACTATTGACCATGGGCGCCGCGTAACGAATGTTGAAACCGTCTTAAACGGTACAGGCGGCCACGGGGAACGTCTCACAGCTCTAGAGGCGTGGCGGATTATCGAGAGCGAGAACAAGTGATCTGGCGACTCACTTTCGTTCTGCTGATCCTGATCATTGCGGCTCTCGCGTCGAAGAAGCCCGTCTATGAGCTTTACTTCGCTCCGGTGTGCATCGAGGAAATTCAGCAAACAGCCGAGACCTACTGCCACGGCCCAGATAAGCAAAACCTGACTTGTCCACACCTGAAGATGAAGGTCAAAGTCGGATGCGAAAGCTTACGAGTAGTGAAATAGATGGCCGACTTTAGACAAGCCGCGGACTTCGTACTCAGGAACGAAGACGAAACCCTTGAAGGAGCAGTCACCCCGGACCCTACGGACGATGATCCCCATGCGGTCGCTCGTTTTGGGGTGAATTCGGCCAGGCATCCAGAGGCAATAAGAGAAGGTTTTTACGAGATGGGCCGCGATGCAGCACTGATGTGGGCTGAAGACTGTTTCAAGTTCAACTACTTCTCTCCCATCGGCGGTTATCACATCGTTGTGCAGGACGTGGCTAACAAGATTTGCGATTTGGCTTTCAACACGGGAATTAACCAGGCAGTCAAGATTGCCCAGCGCGCGGTGAACTCCTGCTTGCCCAATCTGATTCCGGCCCTGAGTATTGACGGCATCGCGGGTGATCGGACCATCGGAACGATCAACGCCTGCGAGCCGGAACGCCTGCTGCCCGCCATCAAGGAAAAGGCAAAAGACTTCTACATGATGGTTGTGGCCGCAAAACCGGACAAGCGGAAGTATCTGGTCGGCTGGCTGGCCCGCGTGGACAAAGACGCAAGCTCATTTCCCCATGACCACGTAGCTGAAGGGAGCAGTTAAGGATGAAGAAAGTCTTGGGGTTGACTCTATTGTTTTGCTCACTCGCTGCGTCCGCACAGGTGAAGTGCATCGGCGTGGGCTGGCTGAAGCTGTCCAACAAGCAGTCCGATACTGTCTGGTGCAAGGACGGGAACGGCAAGGTTCTATGGGCAGTCACATATGGCGCGCAGAAGAACCAGTTCATTCTCTACAGCACTCAGATGAATTCCTTTTTCTATGTGCCCGCGCAGCCCAATCAGCGTTACATAGGCTCGGCGGTGCGGGCGAAATCGGACGCGTGGTACAGCATGACCAGCAGCCCTTATGAGGACGATCACCAAGTGTTCATTAATTTGGAGGGGCACTGAAATTGAATCCGACTTGGAAAGCCTATCTTATCGGACTCGCCAACGCCGCACTTAGCGGAGCGGCAGTTACAGCGAGCGGCTTTGGACTCGGCGTACCGTGGAAAACCGTCATGCTGATGACTGGTTTTGCCGCATACAGTTCACTGGCGAAGTGGATGGCACAACATCCGCTCCCAGGAGCACTTAACGGGAATGGGCATGCCCCGGACCCTACACAGCCCAAGCCGTGACCAAAGTTCTTTCATGGCAGGGCGCAGGAAGTTTTGTTGAACAACCAAAAAAGGAGAATCATCACATGTTCGCAGAATTTGTAAAGATCGGCGAAGACATCAAGAACGGTATCGAACTGGCCGCAACCGACGCAGAGAAAGCCCTCGCCTTTCTGACGGCGCACAAAGCTGTCATTACTGGCCTAGCTAGTCTCGCTGGACCGGCCGCCGCAGCTATTACCAGTAACGCTCTGAGCCTCTACGACACAGTGGCGTCCTCAGTACAGGCGGCCGGTGTAGCAGCCTCAGCCAATGGCGTGAGCGTGCAGCTCGACCAAGCTACGCTGCAAGCAATTCTGGCTGACATCGCCGCAGTCAAGAACTTCAAGGCTTAACCATGACTGACGGAATCCAACCTCTCACTCCTGCCCAGACCGTCCAGCAAGAGCAGCAAGCGGCCCACGAAGCCTACATTCACCGTCTGCTTGTGGGCTTTGACCAGTTCATGAATACCGTCACAGACGGTGACCCAGACGAGACGATCTCGAGCCGGGCTGCTCGAGCGGCAGAAAAGGGTAAGCCGTGGGGCGTAGCCATGAGCAAGTTTCTTGACGTGTTCCAAAAGGATCACGGCGCGAAAGCTCAGGCCGGTGATCTGGAACGGGCTGAAACGGTCGCCACGCTCGAAGAGGACTCAGGAGCGCTCAACAAGTGAAAACGCTTTTCTTGGCAGTGGCGACAATAGTAGTCGCTTCGGTTGGAGTCATGATCTGTTTGCGCCTTGGGGAGGCTAAGCAGGTCATGGCCCACGCCGACGCCCTGATCCTTCAAGAGCAGAAAGAATTTCATGACACGGCGCAGAACGTAAACGCCATTCTCTTGCAAGGTGGTCTAGCAGCGTACCAGGCTCAGATGGCAGCACGGGAGCAGCGGGCCTACTGGAATACGCTGGGCAAACAGTCTGAGCAGTTCCTTCTGGGCCTGCAATACAACATCAACGATCCAAAGGACGGCTTCCTGCCTAACTCCCGTCACGCCATCATGGCCCTCACGCTAGATGCGCATGATGAATTAACCGCCATGCAGGGCGCCACAGAGGCGGTACACTCCGCCACCGACTCCCTAACTCTAGACTTTGACAGCCTGCACGCTCGAATCGACGATCCGCGCATAGACGAGATTCTTGGCAACCTGCAAAGCACGTCATTTGAGATTGCGGGCACAACCGCAGACGTTCACACCGAAATCCATAAGTTCGTCTTCCCGCCTCCGCGCAAGTGGTACGAAAAGTACATCTTGGACCCCTTGAAATTCGGGGCGAAGATGCTTACGGTTCCCCTAAGGTAGTTGAACCGACTGTCAGGAAGCCGCTCTTCGGGGCGGCTTTTTCTTTTTGCCCTTCTTCGGGCGTCCGCCCTTCTTACCCCAGAGCTTTGCTTTCCCCGGGTAGAGTTTCGCCGTTTTCCGCCCGCCTTTCTGGCCTTCATGCGTAGGGCAGATCAAGCGATCTCCATGGATGGGGCAGTAGACTACGGGGAATTTGGCCACGCAATGGTTTTACGCGCATGGGTTGTGAGGAAACCTAGGCCTGCCTTTTCGCAATTCGTAAAATATATTTTCAGAAGTGGAAGAAAGTCTCTTGACGAACTCTCACAGTTAAGGCCTACTACTCAGACTTTGTTCTGAATTCGTAACATGCCGTCTTTCTTCTCCCCCCAGAAAAGAAAGAAATGGCTTCACTTAATCCGCCACGTTTGCGCTTCAATGGTGCGCAAGAGTATACGCAGGGCCGTGCGAATGATCGCAGCCATGTCGAGACCGGTCAGTTTGTGCAGTTTCCGCAGGAGCTTCCGGTCGGCTTCGGACAACCTGATCGTCGTAGCCTTCAACTTCCTTTAGATGAAGCACTTTGCGCTTTGGTTTCAACCCTCCCTGAAGGTTTGTATGCCGCCCGTATACCGCTACTAGCGTATGTAGTTGCTTTCCACAAGGTAGGGGTACCATTATTGCGCCGCTCTCCCCCAAGAGCTGCTAGTCGTTTTTCAGGCCGATGCCCAGACCCACGGGCAGAGCGCCGAACGTATCAGTCGATCGAGGGGGCGATCTGATGCGGACGGCGGCTCTGACACAACTCGACTTCCGCAGCGCCGCCGAAGCTTGGCTTGAAACAAGGCGACACCATCTCTCACCGCGCACCTTCCTCGACTACGGGAATTACATCAAGACATTGAGCCTCTTCTTCCGCGAGATGCGATTGCCCGAAATCGATGGCGACCAGGTGCGAGCCTACCAACGCAGCCGCCGAGTTCGGTGCGGAGCAGGGATCATCAACAAAGAATGCGGCGTGCTGATGATGATGCGGGAACGCGTCGGCATGCCGCTTGCCGATTATCAGCGCCTCAAAGAGCCGAAGGATTACGAGTCACCTGGACGAAGGCTTACACAAGAGGAAGAGATCAAGCTGGAAAAGGTGTTTCGCGCAGCTGCAGACGTGCCCAAATGGGCCGTGGCGGGATTGACTTCGCTGCTTTCGATGAAGTCCGGATGCGGCCCGGGAGAAATTCGCTTCCTGCGATTGAAAGACTGCAACCTCAACCCGCCGCAGATCGAGATCCCAAGGAAGGGCGCCAAGAATCAGCGCCGGGAGCGCCTGGTCGCACTCAATGACAGCGCCGCATGGGCGCTCGAGAGGTTACTGGACCGCGCTCTCGACGTCTGCAATTGTGCACTTCCTGAACATTTTCTGATCCCATTCCGAAACCGCGATCGCACGTTCGATCCAACCCAGCCATGCAGCGAGGACGGCTGGCGCACTGCCTTGAATCAGCTCTTAGGCATGGCCGACGTCAAGGTCAGACCCTATGACTTCCGGCATCACGCGGTGTCTGTGGCCCTCTCGAACAGGAAAGTCACACGCGAAGGGGCAAAGGCCTACTTCGGCTGGATTTCGGAAAAGATGTTTCGGAGGTACGGACATCAGGAGCTCGCTGCCCTCCAAGTGGTAGCGGCGGCAATTGACAAGAAGCCTGTGCAAATCTCGGAATACGATCCTCGCAAACGACTGAAACGAAAATCAACATAGGTATCAAAATAGTTCTTGACACGTGTTAGCTAACGCGGTAATGTACGCACTGTGAAGCGAATGACGCAGGACGATTTGATCAAAATGCTCAAGCGGGAACAGGGCAAAAAGAGCTTGCGTCAGTTTGCTGAAGAGATTGGAATTTCCGCCCCGTACCTGTCCGACATTTACAAAGGTAGGCGGATGGGCGGCAAGAAGGTTCTCGATTACTTCGGGCTGGAAAAGACGACGACCGTCGTAACCGAGATCAGCATCAGCAAGTCTCAAGCAGCCGATTAACAATTTCCTAGGGGTGATGATGCAGTTCTAGTTCGATGCGGCACACACCTCGGATGCGCGATTTCAAAGGTCGCTTTTCTAATCCGAGGGTTGCAGGTTCGATTCCTGCCGCGCCTACCAACTAACTCCTTGACCCTGTTCATCAATTGGTGTGTACAGCTTCACTCGAAGGTGCTGGCGGAACGTCACTATGCCCAAACCTATGACCGTCCTGCCTTGATTGCAGTTTGTTCATAGCGTCGGCAATGTCGGTCTGGGTCACGATTGCATACCTCTCGAACACGCTCCGTGTACGCCATCCACCGATCTTCTGTATGACGCCCTCGGCCACTCCAGCACGACGAAGATTCCTCGCTGCGGTCCGCCTCAGATCTGGAAAATCAATCCCTCATACTTGAGATCGTCCAAATCGCAAGCCTCGCATTTCTTGCCTGACACGGGTTGTGAGCAACGACAACAGATCATCCTTCCGATTCCGGCTCGCACACAAGAGTTCCACCACGTCTTGCGAAAGTCCCGAACTGGCGTTCCATCCTCGCGGGTAAGAACGAAATCGTCAGGCCGTTTGCCCGCAACACATCGACTCAGCAATAGGTAAACGAGTTCAGTCATGGTGACCTCACGGCCATCTCTGTTTTTCGTCGTACCCGGTTCCAGACGTAACGTCCTTGCAAGTAGGTCTACTTCCTTAACCCTCATGCGGAGGAGTTCACCTTTTCGCCAGCCGTAGGTTCGAGCAAGCTCTAGCAGCGTACGAAACCATAACTCAGGGCAGTCATTGGCCAGTTTGGAATAGGCAGAGTCTTCGAGAAAGCCTTTCCGGATGTTGTCCTCCCGCAGCTTTGGAAAAACGGGCATTCGGTAGACCTTTGGAGGGGTCATGCGTTGTGCCAGGTGATACATCCGTTTCAAGCACGCCAGTTCTCTGTTGATCGTGGCGTTCTCGGCCCCTTGCTGTTGCCTGGAGTCCACATAACGCGCAACCAAGTCGCTTGAGACCTCGACAGCCCGGAGGTTGCCAAAGAACGGCTCAAGATGAAGCCTCCAGCGTGCCTCAGCGTCCGGGAGTGACTTGCGACCATTGATCCGGTAGTCGCGCAAGAAATCCTGCGCTAGTTCATCGACTCGAATCCGCTCAGCCCGAGGACCACAGAAACTTCCCGTGATGATTTCTGCTAATCGCCGCTTCAAGAAGCCTCGTGCCTTGCTCTCATCTTTGGTGTGAGTGGTTTCCCGATAGGGTTTTCCGTTTCGGTAATACTTGATCCACCAAACAGAACTACCTTTCTGGAGGTAAATACTGCCCGTTCCTCGTGGTCGTGACATCTGTTCTCCTTTCGTTTCGGTCATAGTCTGGTCATAGCATGTGTCGAAACCAGCATGGATACTGGATTGTCCGAGGCGCAGCGGATATCGAAACCGCTGGTGTGTTATATGCTGAACCGCTTGAGCATGTCAACAGAAATTGCTATACCGCTTGAGCATTCTTTAGAATGTGGGCCTATGACGAAGAAGAATCCCGCAGCGGTCGCGTTGGGAAGGCGCGGAGGAAAGAAGAGTGCCGAGGCTCGAATGGAGAAACTAACGCCCGAGCAGCGGTCTGAAATCGCAAGGAATGCGGCTAAAAGAAGATGGGAGAGGGAGGGCAAGAAGTGAAACTTTTTCGCCCAGGTTTAAGCTTCCGTCAAGCCGGGAGGCCTTCGATACTCGTGTGGGAGCCCGGACGAAGAATTTGAAAGTTTGAATCTATATTTCGGAGAGTATGGACCGATGGAGACGGTCTCTCCATTTTCCTCGCAAAAAACGGGGTTAGAACTGGTCACGGCCCGAGGTTAAAGCTTATCGCTCGGCGGGTGGCAGTTTCTATTAGGGTCCCATCTGCCCAAACGAAAAATATGAAATTTGAACCCTCCCCCCTTCATCGCAAGGGTGTACCCACCTTTTTCGGACGGGAGTCCCAAATATTTTATAGAAAAAATTGGGGACGGGAGCCGATGGTGCGGGAGGGTGAATGTGTCAGGTCCGCCATAGCAAGCGATGAGAAAATTTCGGTAGTGTCTTAATGGATTGTTGCTGATTCCACATG